TTGGGGTCTTGTAGAGATACAGAATAAACAAGAGTTAACTTGTGCTCCTCTACGTCAAATCAAGATCATCCCATTTAAGGAGAAAGCACAATGGGAATTATGTCCGAAATATAATATCGGAAATAAATAACTTTTTAGTTGCTTTCTAAACAATAAAAACTATATATAATATAGCGATGCAGAGTAATCTGGTCGTATATCAATCTTGCTTGCTCAAAAGGAGATAACAATGACAGGCTTACAAACACTATTCCCCCGATCATCTTTCGTTGGTTTTGACCATCTGTTCAACGAACTAGAGTGGACAGCTAAACATGCTCAAGACCATTATCCCCCACATAACATTATTAAACAAGGCGATGAGCAATATCTCATTGAATTGGCTATTGCGGGATTTACAAAGGAAGAGATCTCAGTAGAAGTTAAAGATAGAACTTTGACTGTAAAAGGAGAACACGTTTCTAAAGGGAGAGAGTTTATTCATCGTGGTATTTCTACGAAGAAATTTAAACGAACCTTTAGGCTGTCCGAACATGTAAATGTAAACGGAGCAGATATTCAGGACGGAATTCTGGCAATTGAATTGCAGTATGTCATTCCTGATGAAATGCGTCCTCGTAAAATCAATATTGGTCAAACGAGGAATAACAATGACACAACTAATACTAATACAAGCCAACTTCTTACAGAACGCAATTAGAGCTCTGTTAGATCTATTTAAAGACATAAAATCAACACGCAAGGAAACTTCACAAGCTAGAAAGACTATGAGGATGCTAAACTCGCTATCCGACAAAGACTTACTAGACATCGGCATTTGTCGTGGAGACATCTGGAATGTCGCTCATCATAAGTATGACGATACAAGGAGACGTTTCTAATGACTGATGCAGTAATGAAATATGCCCTAGCACCTGTTGGTGGATTCTTTAGTGGATTTAATAGCTTCTTCCTATCAGTAGGAAAAGCAAGAGCAGCATCTGAGCTTTCTAGAATGGGTTACCATGAAGAAGCAAAGTATCTAATGCTGACTGATACAAAAGACTTGTAAATGTCAATACAACTATGAAGAGGGGCTGTTATGGCCCCTTTCCCTTTTTCAGTTGCATACTATATCGATATATACTATAATATAGTTTGTTGACACTAGGAGGCGTCATATGAACTTTTATACAAGCGTAAATCGATATGGTAATAGTATTCTATACAGAGGTGTAGAAGATGGAGAACGTGTAGCTAAGAAGGTAAAATATATGCCTACTTTGTTCGTTAACGCTTCTCATGAGACTGGTTGGTATAATCTACAGAATCAACCTGTATTGCCTAAGACGTTTGATACTATGAGAGACGCTAAAGACTATATGAAGCAGTATGAAGGGGTAGATAATAAAACTATCTACGGTACTACTAACTACGTTACTCAGTATATAAACGATCGCTTTCCTGATGCTCCTAAGTTCGACCGAGATAAAGTAAACGTTACTTCTATTGATATTGAGGTAGCTTCTGACGAAGGCTTTCCATTCGTAGAGCAAGCAGCTCATCCTGTTATCTCGATCACGATGAAAAATAATATAGATAATATATATCGAGTATGGGGATTATATGACTACGACGAGAACAGTTGCGCAGTTGAAGGCGTTGACGCTATCCAGTATATCAAGTGCAAGGACGAGATTGATCTACTATTATCTTGGCTATCTTACTGGCACGATCCAAAGTATTGCCCCGATATTGTTACTGGCTGGAACACTCGTCTATTTGATTTCCCATATCTCATCAACAGGGTAAAGAATATCATAGGCGGTACTGTCTATAAGAAGTTCTCTCCTTGGGGTATAGTAGATCAGCGAAACATTATGATGGCTCGTGGAGAAGTAATTGCATACGAGATGGCTGGTATTCAGCAGTTAGATTACTATGACTTGTTTACTAAGTTCGGGTATACTTACGGTATGCAGGAGTCATATAAACTAGATCATATAGCGCACGTAGTACTGGGAGAGCGTAAGCTCTCCTATGATGAGGCGGGTTCTCTGCATGGATTATATAAAACTAACTATCAGAAGTTTATTGACTATAATATAAAAGACGTTCAGATCGTTGATATGTTAGAAGAGAAACTAGGTCTGATTACGCTTGCTATGACTATGGCTTATAGAGGTGGAGTTAACTATTCAGAGACTTTCGGTACTGTGCAGATATGGGACTCTATTCTATATCGTTTACTATTCAAGCAGCAGATAGCTTGTCCTCCTAAGTTCAGTAAAGAGAAGGTTCCTTATCCTGGAGCGTATGTTAAAGATCCTCAGACTGGTATGCATGACTGGGTAGTATCATTTGACCTTAACTCTCTCTATCCTATGATTATTGTTCAGTATAATATGAGTCCTGAGACTGTATTACCTGGCAAAGAGCATCTAGGTGCTGATCCTGTAGAGATGCTTCTAGGTGATGATGAGATTAATATACCTGAAGGTACTACTATGGCTGCCTCTGGTGTTAAGTTTAGTAAAGATCAGGTAGGTATTATTCCTGCTATCATTAAGCAGTACTATGATGAGCGTAGAGTTATTAAGAAAGCTATGCTCGAAGCTCAACAAGAGTATCAGACTGCCCCTACTAAACGTCTAGAGAATAAGATGACTATCTTAGAGAATCAGCAGATGTCTATTAAGATTCTTATGAACTCTTTGTATGGCGCTCTAGGTAATAAGCATTTCCGTTACTTTAATAATCAAGTTGCAGAAGCTATTACTACTTCAGGTCAGTTATCTATTCGTTGGGCTGAGAATGCTATCAATAAAGAGATGAATACCGCTCTTGAGACTGACGATAAAGACTATGTAATTGCTATTGATACTGATTCGTTGTATGTGAATATGAACGAGATGGTTAAGAAGTTTAATCCTAAAGATCCTGTTAAGTTCTTAGATAAGATATGTCGTGAGCATTTCGAAGGTGTACTAGAGAAGTCATATGCTGTGCTGGCTAAGAAGCTAGACGTTATGGAAAATCGTATGGAGATGTCTCGTGAGGTTATTGCTAACCGAGGTGTATGGATTGCTAAGAAGCGTTATATATTAAACGTTCATAATAACGAAGGTGTGCAGTATGCTGAACCTAAGATGAAGATGATGGGCGTAGATGCTGTACGTTCTTCTACTCCTCAGGTATGTCGTGATAAGTTTAAGAAGATATTTAAAGTTATTATTGACGAAGGTGAGACTGCTACTCAAAGGTTTATTGCTGACTTCAAGAAGGAATGGAAGCAGCTTCCTCCTGAGTCTGTATCGTTTCCTAGAGGATGTAATATATCTAAGAAGAGAGATGGTGTACCCTTTACTTGGGCTGATAAGAAAACGATCTATAAGAAGGCTTGTCCTATCCATGTAAGAGGTGCTTTGTTATATAATCACTATATAAAGCAAGCTGGTCTAGATCAGAAGTATGAGATAATCCAGAACGGTGAGAAGATTAAGTTCGTATATCTTAAGACTCCTAACTCTATAAAGGAGAACGTTATTGCTTATGCTAATGATCTACCTAAAGAGCTTGACTTACATCGATTTATAGACTATAATAAACAATATGAGAAAGCGTTCGTTGACCCTATCAAGCATCTACTCGATGCTCTTAACTGGGATGTTGAACCTGTAGCCACGTTGGAGGACTTCTTTGTATAGTATGACAATATTTAAGTCCCCTAGATGGTGGGACGCTCAGAATAGATTTGTATATGATAATAAGACTCATAGACGAATGGACTTTGACTCGTGGGATAAGTTTACTTTGTTTCTATATAAACTATCTAAGAGAAGGCTTAACGGTAAGCAAGACGCAGAGTTAATTACTCCTGCTATATTCAAGCCTGATACTACTCGTAAGAACGAGAACGTTATTCAATGGTCTGGATGGGCAGCAGTGGATGTGGATGATTTAGTTATTGAAGGAGACCTAGAAGATGTTTTACGTGATCGTTTTGGTGAATATGATTATGTGGTTTATAGTACTGCTTCAAGTACGAGTGACCATCCAAAGTTTCGTGTTGTATTCAACACTAACATACCGATTGAGTCAACTAAACTTCGTCACTTCTGGTACGCTCTTAACCAAGAGCTCAACGAAATTGGAGATGCACAGACTAAAGACCTTGCTAGGATGTACTACATACCAGCGGACTATGATGGTGCTAATAACTTCTTCTACCGTAATAGTGGCGAGCCTATTGACTTGGCTGTCCTTCTTGCCAAGTGGCCATATGATGATACTAGAAATGCTCAGTCTTTTCTCGATAGACTACCTCCTGCTTTTAGAGAGCAAGTAATTGAGTATCGTAAAGGTAAACTAGATAATACTAACTTTGTATGGACGTCATATAGAGACTGTCCTTTCTGGCCTAAGAATCTAGCTGTAGAGTATATCTCTATATCAGGTACTGGTTGGTATAGACAGATGTATCGTATAATGATTGCTGTAGCTGGAAAGGCTATAGAAAAAGGATATCCTATTACGGCTACTCAGATAGTAGAGCTATGTCGTCAATTCGATATAGAGACTGGTAAATGGTATGAGAATAGACCTATGGAGGTAGAAGCGAATAACGCACTTGAATACGCATATAAAAACGGAACAGTATAAGGAGATACTAAATGAAAGCAGCAGAAAGATTACATAAGTCAGAAACAGCTCGAACTAAACGTAGAACTTTAAAAGCTATATTGTTAGAGAAGCAAGAGCGACTCTATGCAAAACTTCGTAGATTGAGAAAGAAGAAATGAAGGTAGGCTTTACAGCATCTACATTTGATTTATTACATGCTGGTCACATTGCAATGCTCAGAGAAGCTAAGACGCAATGTGA